AAATTGTATATAATAAAACTCTTGCCACTGCCAGTTGGAGATAGTAGTAAACACCTTTTATTTTCAATACCATGTGTTACTGCTTTATATTGATAGTCTCTTAACTCGAATGGCATCTTCCAATTCTTCATAGTTTTTATGAGTGACTGGTGATCTACATTATTAGTCTGTGAGGGTATACCATATTTGGTATTGTCTACAATCTGTAGTGGATAGAATCGATCTCCGCAAAACTTTCTCAAGTGATGATACAGACCTACGTTCATTTGCTTGGTGACCATGTTATATAACTTAACACGACCATCCCAAACCTTACGTTTGAACGCTGGCATATAACGATAGCCCGGAACAAAAAACGAGAAGTGTTCTCTCAACTCTTGCTCTTGACCTGCGTTAGATTCTATTGCCATATAAGAGTGGTTTAATAATCTCACTCTTATGGTATTATCAGTACCCATTACCCACCTGCTTCAAACTGTCTCCACCTTATCATGTTACCAATAGTTTGATGTCTCCATTTGAGATTATCAACTATATCTGTCAATGTACTTATAATGGTTTTATAGTACTCAATCTTCTCCACAGATCTTTGTATCTCTGGATCTGCATTGTAGTAGTATTCCATTTCACCTTTAAGTATCTTTAGTCCATTAAATGGATCTGGTTCCCAACCACTGGCAAGAATCTCTTCTTGAGACATCTTACCATTGTAGTACAACCACTTCTGTTTCAACAAAGTCAACTGTGCATTCTCTGCACGTTTGTGTTGCAACTTAGTTAGTGATAGGTACTGCAAGTATTTTGCATGTAGGTTGGGGGTGTTCATAGACACATCATCTAATTTGTGCTGTCCAATCACACAGTCTTCTTTCCACTCTTTCAATATGCTTTCAAGATCTAACATTATATTTCCTCATTCTATATTATATATTACGAAATTATCCTCGTTCGATATGGTCGATACAGTCTTCCCAGAACTCTTCATCAAATCCTAAAGTGTATGATAGTGTTACTCTTTTACAATTAGTAGACGCATGATGAAAAATTCTGTCATGCTTATCTTCACCAAAGTAACCTGCTTTACACTGCCATCCTTGCGTATCTTGCATTCTGGTATGCTCCTTTGTTATGGGATCTACCCATTCAAAGTAACCATCTCCGGTTTCACTCCATGTGAATATGAGGTTATGTGCAGGTGTCTCTTCATTTGAATGCCAACCTATATAACCACCTTCCGGATACATCTGTGACAGAGCACAGTGTTGTATACCTAGTTCACTGCGAATCTTCCAGTCTAGTATATTATACTCTTTTTTATAACAAGAGTCAAGCGATTTATGATGTTGTGGTTTAAGACAATATGAGTATGCGGACTCTGGATACCCATCGTGCGGTTGTTTATACAAGGTCTCTAGATATTCCAGACTTGTGTGCCAATCACGTTGATTACCTTCGAGTCGTTCCATTGTATTGACAACGTCACTCTTCTCTACGAGGTTTATAAACTGACCAAGGATACTCGTTAAAGCATCATTCATAATATTTACTGGACGCATTTATTTTATCTCAAACGAACTGAATCTGAACCCCACGTTGAATGTTGGATAGATAACGTCCGTTGTATTACTTGACATTGTTATTGCCCCTATGTTAGTAGGTAAGCAATCATTGTATTTGATCTGAACATTATTATTGTTATGAGAGGTTAATATAATAAGTGTTATATCTGAATACGTAGATACATTAGCACCACCGACTTCGTTGTCTTGTTTTTGATTAACGTTACGTTCCAACCATGACTGCATTTCTTTATACGACTTCATGTCCTCATCAACCAAGACTTCAAGAGATAGTTCAGAGTATGTAATTTTATCACCTGCTAGTGGTACAGATGTAACACGTGCCACAGGAAGTTCTACTGGATTTGCATTTGCGCCAGGATGGGTAACAGACTGTGCAAAGAACTCTAGGTTCTTATATTGGTCACCAGAGATTATAAATTTAAATCCGGTTGGTTGTAAATAGTTTGTATTAGTAGTAAGTGCCATAGTAACCTCTTATATTATACTTCTATTTATACGAGTTATAAGTGCCATCCTTGGCAGTAATTCTATTCCCCTTCTGGTGCTGTTGCATCTGTGCCAGTCTTTTCCGCAACATCTTTAATCAAATTTGATGTTACATCCAATACACCGGCAGTTACACCAAAGACATCTGAACCGACACCTTTAATAACACCACCAGTACCATCGATAGTTGCATCGACAGTTGAACAAGCAGACAGAACTAATGCGAATGCAAT